GTAGGCCTAAAAGGTCGGCCAACCCATCAAGGCGCGCGTAAAAAGGGCGCATGTCGCCACGCAAGTTGTTCATCAGGATTTCAGGAGTGTCCGGACGACGCTCCATCATGGCCTCAGGGCTGTAATCGCCCTCGTCTTCACCATCGCCTTCATCGGACATAATGTCCATGAAGCCTTGCATGATTCCGACGTTTTCGATGTCGTCGTCTTGTTCCAGCATCTTCTTGTTCATGTCGACCTCTTAATTAAAAAGACCAGCTTTTTTCGCGCCAGCGGCTGTTGACAATGCGCCCAGGCCGATACCGACCGCTTGCTGGAACGGGCTTGAAGTTGGCTGACTTGCCACCGCCGTAGACATCTGCGTAGACGGCGCGCCTTTGTAAATGTCTGACAGAAAACCGGCTTGCTGATACGGCGCATAAACTTTTTGCAACTCTGTAGCCCGTTGCGCATCGAGTGTTTGCTGGTTGAACGCCTGCTGCGCCTGACCGGTGTTGTACAAGAAGTTGATGTCGCCCTGCTGCAATGCCTGAGCTGTCTGGCCCAACGCGCCTTGCTGCACGCCAAGTTGGCCAAGTTGACCACCCAACGCACCGAGGCCCTGGGCCTGCTGCTGGCCAATGCCAAACTGCTGCCCCGCCAACTGGCCAATGCCTTGGCCAAGACCTTGGAACTGCTGCGCTTGCTGGCCGTAGATGCCTGCTGCGGCTTGCGCAGCTTGGTTTTGTGCTTGAGCGTTTTGCAGAAACAAGTTGGCCTGGTTTTGACTGATACCGGCTTGCTGGCCAGCGGCCTGAGTTTGCAATTGAGCGGCTTGGCCAAGCTGCTGCGCAGCGCTCTGGCCAAGGCCAGCTTGTTGCGCCGCAAGAGAGCCCTGTTGCATGCCAAGTTGACCAATGCCCTGCCCTGCCTGTGCCTGGCGTTGCTGTTGCTGCTCAAACGTCGCTATGGAGTTGGCCTGTGCCTGGCTGTAGCCTTGCGACAGTAGGTTGGCAATAGTGGACGATTTTTGGTCCATCAAGTTGCGCTGCATTTCAGCGCGCTGGACACCTTCACGCTCGCCGCCAAATGCCCCAGACTTTACAGCCTGCGCTGCCAGGCCTTGGCCGGCAATAGCGCTTTGGCGGTCCATCTGCCGCATCGTCTCGTCGATGACCTGCTGGCGGTACGGGTCCATGAAGGCTTGAGCCGACGCGGGGTTGTAGCCCTGCGTCGCTCCGCCCAGCTGGCCAAGGCCCTGCTGGATGGTCTGTTGTGCTTGGTTAAAGCCCGGCTGTGCTGCTGCCAGGCGAGCCTGCATCGCAGCGGTGTAGGCGGTATCCACGCCCCGGCCAAACTGACCGCTGGTGTCAGAAGCGCCTGTGGCTTGCGCGGCCAAGTCCGTGTAGCCCAGGCCTCGGTTGATCTGGCCAATGCCAGAGGTAATGTTGCCCGTTGCCCCGCCGGCCTGTTGCAGGGCTCGCTGTGCATCGGTGAACTGATTGCGAGTGTCCGCTCCGCGCAGCATGTCCGCCGCCTCGGCCGTGGTGTTGTACGCGCCGCTAAGTGCCTGGTTAGCAGCGGTCATGTAGGGCGTAAACGCCCCCACCCCTTGCGTTTCAGCAGCTCTAAGGGCTGCCGCTTGTGCAGGGGAAAACCCTGCTACCTGGTAGCCAGGAAGTTGCTGGGCAAGCGTCTGCCCGCCGCTCTGGTTAAAGGCCAGCTTTTGAGCTTCTTGAAGTAGCTTTAGCTTGTACGCTTCGATCTCCGGGGCTTCCCGGACTATCTGTTGGGTGACTGTTTCTTCTGCCATTTAGTTCCCCTTAACGGCTCCGCCTTCGAGCTTCTTCATCAGTTTGTACATGCGAGCAGCGCCCTTGCGGCGGCTGCCGTCTCCGGCGTTGCGCACGGCCTTGGCAGTGAAAACAAATTCACCGTCTGACAGCATTGCCGGAATGTCATCCGAAGTTCCCGTACCAGGGCCGTTGATTGGACCTTGGCGACGAGGGAAGTTCGTCATCCGGGCGTCACCGCCCTTGGCCATACGACGCAACTGGCCGTCTTGGCCGTAGATCAAAGGAACGCCATACAGGCCTGCCACGTTATAGGGCTGTGCTACGCCGCCGGGGCTCATAGTTGTACCCATTGGAACCACGTTGCCGGGCTGGCCAAGCGGGATAGAGCCGTAAGAAGGTGTCGGCACAATTGGGCTGTCCGGTGTCGTAGGCCGGGTGTAGGTGTCCAAGCCCCCTGAAAACCTGTCAGGGTTATCCCGCATGTAGTCAGAGCCCGTGTAGGCGCGGTTAAACGCAGGATTTGGGTTGGAAGGATCACTCTTCATACCACCGAATGCACCTATTGCAGCCGTTCCGGCAAGCGCCAGGGGACCGTATTGCCTCATAAGGCCGGCGTTAGCGGGAAGACCTGGACGGCTTGGCGACAAGTACTCCTTGTACAAATCTTTGGCGCCAGTAGCTATGTCTTTGGTCACGGTCAAAGGCTCTTGGACAAACTGGCGTGCAGTGTCTATTGGCCCAGTCATGCCCAACATGTTGCGTTCAATCTGGATGTTACTTGGCGATGCTCCAGCACTGGTCGTCGACATTGTTTTAGGGTCAATGCCGATCTGTTGGTAATAGTCTGCTTGGTAGTCGACCGGCATGCTGCCGCCGGGGGCCCTTAACAGGTCTTGTGCAGTGCCTACTGTACCAATCGATCCTGGGGCCGAGACGGGGGGAACAGAACCATCAGTGCTAGGCGCAGGTGGGGTTGTTGGAGCTGCTTCGGAACCAGGTGTTGCAGGGGCATTTAGTGCGGCCATACCCGCCGCTGATCCACCAGAAACTAGACCCATTTTCAAGGCATCTGCGGTGCTCATGCCGCTTAGTTTTCCAATGCCCGCACCGATCAAACCGGTAGACAGGCCCGTGTTTAAGGCACTACCAACTGGAGCTATTCCAGACAGGGCGCTGCCAAAGGAAGACACAGGGTTTACGCCCATGATCGTGCCGCCACCGCCAAAATAACCCATGGCGCCAGAAACCAGAGCCTGTTTAAGTGAGCCGCCGCTGGCCAACGTAACCCCTGCGCTGGCAAGACCTGCCGCTGTTCCCATCGAAAAACCCAAGGCGGCTGGCCCGAGGACCGTGGCCAACGCAACGGTAGCCAAAATCTTGCCAACAGGGCTCTTGAGTACCGTTTTGACAACATTACTGACGCTCTTAAAAAGTTTCTTTAAGAAAAACTCAGGCAAGCCGGTAACAGGATTGATCGTGCCCGAGCCGCCACGGCGCTTGAGCAGTGAAGCCTCTTGCGGGGTGATGTGCGCAAGTATGCTGTCGCCATTGCGGCCCTGCGCAGCCAAGTAGGAGGCCACATCAGCTAGGCCGCCTTGGGCCATGCCCATAGGGGGCAGGCCCTCTACGGTCGGGGACATCTGCATGGGCTCCATGGCCCCCTGCCCTTGCATCAGCTGCATTTCATTGAGGACCGCCAGCACCGCACCAAGGAACTCTGCGTCGTATTCTTCTGGCAAATCCTCGGGATCAACAAAGTCATTGTCAATCAACTGCTGGCGCGCTTGCTTATATCCGCCGGGGTTTTGTGACAGCTCTTCAAAGGTAACAATGAAGGTCCGCAGCTCCTGGGGGGACAGCTGCTCGTCCGTCAGATTTTCCCGAATGGCGGCTTTTAAAACCTCTTGATCGCCAGGGCGAGCTATGCCCAAAGCTGTTTGCGCAGCGTCATACGAGTCAGCGCTTGAGACGGTGGGCTGCTGTGTTTGAGGCTCTGCGCCTTGCATGTCCATGCCTTGGGGCAGGGCCATGATTCCTTCATTTGCCATGATAGTCCTTTCCAATTTTTGCCAAAGGCCTCATGGGCCGCGCGTCGGGAAAGGACGCGAATTTAAGCCAATTATCCCTTAAAGTCCTAGCTTCTGTCCACCAAAAGCGCGCTCACAGTCACATAAACATAATCTTGCGAAGAAGTGACAAACAACTCATCGAATTCCTCAAGCACCAAAGGGCCCGCGTTCCAACCGGCCAAGAGGTCTACATATTTGTTTGGGGCTACCGATTCTAGTGGCACGAGGTAGTGCGTTCCGGCCCCGTCAGGAGCAAAGGTAACCGTTATGTTAGTGCTATTTAAACCAATGTTTGCTATCCAAATAGACTTGACAATCGCGGTTGTGGCAGCAGGAACCGTTAACACAATTAACGGTATGGTTGCGGACGGCGTTTTTTGAAAGCGTTTGTATGCGTTTGACATTATTTTCCAAGAAACCAGGTTTGCGCCTGGTCCTTGTCTTCGGTTACAACAGGGGTGTAAGTGCTGTTGAGCTGTAAAATAATCTGCTCAAGCGAGCGTACCAGTTGATTAAACTGCGATGCCTCATAGGCCGGCGTTGCATTAGGCAGGCGCACGTTGGTGATCTTACTCATCTGTATCCATCCGGTTGAATGTCAACACGCATCGTGCCAAAGCGCCAACGGTCCCCTATCTCACCACTCTCAATGCGTAGCTGAATTTGTCTTCCCCGCGCGCGAGTGTCTATTTTGTCCGTAGTTGGCGTAATTGTGTATGGGTCCAAAGAACTGGCCGTTGCAGAGGTCTGAGGATAAAGACGCAACAACAGTCGTACAGTCAAGTCTCCCACCTGGTTCTTAAAATCTGGGATAAAGCGCTTCATAAAAAGGACTTGGTCCCCGTCTCCAATGTCAAAATATCCCGAATAAATAAACGCTTCAATAGCAACCCCATTTGCATCTACCCCGTCTTCTTGGTTGTACAACACGGAACGACCCGCTGTTAAACCATAGATGGTGGAAATGGTTGCCTCTGTCGAATCGGGATCGTATTCCGTGGCAAGAGGTTTTTTAAAAGTTCCCGCATCTCGCCATGCGGTGCGGGGCATGGAGCCAACGGACCAGACGTTTTCAAGGTAATTAAAAGTCACAAAGCGATTAACGTAATCACTGCTTAAAGTTGCATAAAACCATGTCACTTCATTAAATTGAGTGTTAATTCCTATGTTGACAGGGAAAGACTGCACTGAATTTAAGTCCTCAAATACATAGTCTTGAACGGTACAGGCAAGTTTTTTAACGGTTCCGTCAAACATGAAAAACGCGTCTTTGCTCATCCAAAAAGCAACGCCATTTACATCTGCCGCAGCGTGAGGACTAATGATGCCGCAGTTACTTCCTAGCTGTTGGAAGCCAAAGGTATAGGGTGGCCCTAAATATTGCTGGCCGTGCAAGGCCGTATCGGTCCAAATCAATATTTGACCGCGTGAACGCACTGCTGAAATAATTTCGCTGCCGTCCGTGAGCCGTTGTCCGCCGGCCGTGTTGGTGGCCGTAGCAACAAAGTCCCCAATGCTTTCTTGTGCAGAAAACCGCACAAACATGGGGTCCTGGGTAGTGGGGCTACTTAGCGTGGTCTCCGTACCAAAACACACCAAGTGCCTGTCGGGTGTAGACACAAGTGCAAATGCGCTCTTAGTAGGTGCACCTGCGATGACCGTGGCCCGTGTTCCAATGCCTAGACTTGGCAGCCATTCGTAGACAGACCCATTTACAAGTTGCAAAATTAAATTTTCGCCGTAGGTATCAAATTGCCAAACTCGACCGGCCAAAGAAAGACCCCCTGTCGCTGGGCGAGGCGTGCCCCATGTACTTAACCCCCAAGTGCCTGTTCCCCAACCAAAATCCACAGTGCCTGTGGCTGTTCCCACATTGATTTGATAGACTGCATTAGCTGTTCCTGCTGCCCCTACGGTCGAGGTTGCAGCCGTAGGAGACACAATCGTGTATGTGTTTGCATTAGGTGCCGTTTGGATTTCAAACTGGTTAGTCAAACTTGCATTAGAAATCCCGCCAGGATTTCCTGTTACCGTGTTAAAGGTAACAAAGTCTCCTGTGATTGCACCATGCGATGCGTCATTAACCGTTACTGTTGTTGAGCCACTGGTGGTGGTAAAAGTTGCTGTTCCGGTGTCACGAATAGGTGTGATGTCCGCCCATGTTCCGCCATAAAAAACATAAACCTTACGGCTAGTGCCCATGGCGATGTACGGTGCCCCATCTAAATCGTTCCATGTAATTAAGGCGGTGGCCATTCCTACAAAATATACTGAGGTGTCTTCAAAAGCCTTCCAGCCGCCCATTTTCTCTGGCAGCCCATAACGAAAACGAATGTTGTCTCCGTCAACCCAGCCCCCTTCAGCACCATACTCCGTATTTTGCTTGTCAATTCCTGGCTTAAGGGCAAGTCGTAAAAGTGGCATGATTTATCTAAATCCCGCTGTTTTCTTTGCCACTGTCTTAGGCTGCTTTACAAACTGTTTTCCGGCGGCTTTTCCTGCCCGCTTGGCTTTGGTCGTTGCAGCGTACTCAGCAGGGGTCAAGGCCTTAATTGCTGCCTCAGGTAAGTACCTCTCTCCCGTTTTAGACGAAGGCTTCCCTGACTTAGTGCGCCACTTCTGGTCGCCCCAATCTTTGAGAGATTTCTGCGGCTTTTTAATCACGATACCCGCCGCCAGCTTTTTTGTAGCGCTGCGCTACCATCTGGGCTTTTCTCGCGCTCCATTGCCCTGCCCCAGTGCCAGCTGTAGCCTCTGCCTTCACGGCGTTAAAGATACGCTTGCGCAGCTCAGGCTTGGTGTAGTTCCCTGCGGCGTTGACCGTAGATTTAGTCTCACCACCTTCTGCCATCTTCTTGGGTTTAACGCCCTTTTCCTTCATGGCAATAGCGGTAGCTGCTTGTTGTGCCAACCCGCCTGCTTTAAATGAAGCAGTTTTAGCTGCATTGGCAAAGTCGCTCTTTTTAGGAGCGCCCTTAGCGCCAACACTGCGCATACTTTCGCCAGAGCCTGCGGCAATGCGTTTTTTCTTTGCAGCGATGTTGGCATACAAGCCCCCTCCAGCTGCTTTTTTAACGGGTTTAACTTGGGGTGTATTTTTTGGCATATGCGTCCTAATTACATTGTTGCCCCTGCCGCAGCAGGAACGGTGGTAATCTCAATGGCCACTGAACGCTGAAGGCTTAACACCTGCCCACAATCCGAACAGGTATCTGCTTCTAGCTCAGACTCGTCCAGGTCATAGCCACACGCGGCACAAAGCACCTCTATGGCATGCGCCGGCTCGATAAGGCCCTCAGGCAGCGCTCTAGAAAGATTCTGTAGCCTCATTGTTTACCTCGCTTTTCAGGCATTTTACGCAACCAGGCCGGGTAGGTAAACCGTTTTACCGTCTTGTTTAACAGCGGTCAGCGACTGTTTCTTCAGATTTGCAGGGTCGTAGGACACATGAACCCAACCGCTGTCCGGGATACCCTGAGTATAGAACTCAAGGATAACCTGAGTAAAGGCTAAATTATCACGAATCCACTCGGCCAACTCCGCATTGGGCACGCCAGCAATTTCAATGTCTGCCGCCTGCCCCTTGCAATGGTCGCTGGTCTTGCTCCCCCCAACGGCAGCATTGACCTCGGGACTGCGGTACCCGCTGTTCACAGTAACCGATTTATCAAAGTGGTCACGTATTGGCTGGAGCACCAGGTTGGACAGGTCTTGCAGGTTGCCAATGACTTCCTGCGTTGGGGTGTTGTTCAATCCCTTGCGCGTAGCCTCGTGGCTTTTAACCAGTTCTGCAAGAGTAAAGTTTTGAGACAGCTTCATTTAATCCTCACTTGGTTGTAGGAGTCGATGCAGGAGTTGAGTTTGCGGATGGCTTCGTCTCCGTCAGCTGCGATGGAGATAAGAGTGTTAGCAGCCGCTGGGTCAAGTTCGGCTCTTGCTTGCTTATTTCCACTGGCAGGGGCGGTATCACTGGTGGTTTGTACACTGGCTTGCGTAGCGATTGACAGCCTGACAGCACCAGAGGCAACATCATTACGCAGAGTAGTAATTTGAGATTTTGCAGCATCGTTTTCTTTCCTAAGTTTTGCGGTCATTTCATTGAGTTTTGTCGTCATGGCTTGCTCAACCTGGCGAGCCTGTAGGTTGGCTTCCACGATGGCAGCGGCTTGTTCTGCCTCGGATTCAGCGTAACCTTTATGGTGACCCACGGCAAACGATATGCCGACAGCCAATATAAAAGCTAACCAGATTTTGGGGTCAAGCAGACTTAACATCATCGGCTTTCATCATTGCTTCGGTCTTGTCTTTTGATGACTTGGAAGAGCCATAGAAGAAACTAATAATTGTTGCCACCGCAGTGCCTAGCAAAAAGCCAAGGATGATGTTGGCAAAGTCCCTTGCGCCTTGTGGCATAGGAATAAACGTCACTGAGAAAAAGTAAAGGACTGACGTAATCGACCAGAACCACGCAAATAGATAAATGAAGTTCTTAGCAACATTGTTGCTTGGGTCTACGGCATTTACATCAAACATCAGAATTTCCCTTTCAAAGCAATTACACCCCAAGCCACCAACGTAAATATGGCTGCGGCTACCAGTACGCAAAGCCCCATCGTGATGGCTTCATCAATCTCTGCTTTCCTGTTCTTAGCCGCTTTAGCATCCAGTATTTCCTGCACTTTCCTGCGCTGCACAATCGAATTGCGCTCTAAAACAATCTGTGTCCACAAAGCGCTGTGGCCTTGATTGATAAAGTGCCACTTCAATTCTTCCTCGGCTTTATTGAGTTCATGCAGTTGCATGACGGTACTCATTGCTTGGCTGGTATCTGAACTGTATTTCTTCTTTGGGTCTTTGACCGCCTGCTTTGCAACAACGTCTTTGGCATCAAAGAACTTCATCACATCGCCAGTGATGCCTTGAATATCCTTCCCCAGCTTTATGGCTGCTTGGATTCCCGATACAGCCGCCCTAGCAGCCGCAAACGCTGTTATAGGGTCAATCATGGCGTTCTTTCTTAACCACCTCCAGTACCCAACGGCACACCCGCCCGTCTTTGTCTAAAAACTCATTAGCCCCATACTTTTCTTGCGGCAGCACGACACGGCAAACCAGCACGACTTTTTGTTCCGTGTTGGGCCAAGGTATCTGTGCGGACGCAACATCAATCACATTCCAACCAGTTTTTTTATAAATTCAGCAACAAAGCCCGGCCCTAAAAGCACCGCAGCAATGACTACATACAAGAGGTACTCAATCTTGGTCATACGCTTGGAACCGTCGTCAAAACGCGCCTGAATGCTTTCGTACCTTTGGGCGCAAATAGCTTCGTGGACGCTCAACCGCTTGTCAGTCCCGGTGGCAAGTTCTTGAATAGCTTCCATTATTCCTCTACCTTTGGGGTTTCAAGTTGACTCTTGGCTTCCGCTTGAATGCTGTCAATCAATTGAAAAACCTCTTGGTAGGGGCGTGAGCCAAGGTAGCCAAGAACGGCGTTAACTAGTTTGGTAGAAAGTGTGAGTTCGTTCATGGTTGCACCGTTTCTGGGGTCTCAGGGGTTACTGGAGTCTCAACTGCCACTTCAGGCTCCACAACAGGCTCAGTGGCTGCTACAGGCTCTACAACGGGTTCGACGACTGGTTCGACGACTGGTTCAACCACTGCTTCAACGACGGGTTCGACCACTGGCTCAGGAATTGGCTCAGGGATTGGGCGCAGGTCGCCTTGCACCCATGTTGTTGTCTCTTGGTTCCATGTGTAGAAGTATTCGTCCACAGGCATAGCAATCGGGGGAACCCACAGCCATGATGAATTCATTACCCAGTTGTCAAAGGGTTGCGGTGCGTAGAACACGTCATTGGTAGCGTCATAGGTAAAGCCTACGCCAGCGTAGTTGCCCCGCAGTGGAGTGCCGCCTTGGGTGTGAACGCCGCCAATGGTGTTGTACGAGGTTTGAACCCATCCGTGACCAAGCGCACCTGTGTCAATGAATTCCTGTTCGGCTACAACCACTTGGGTTACTAAACCGTTTTCTACTTTTGCAAAATGACTCATGATTTTTCCTTATCGAGCGTTAGCGTTTAAGTATTGTTTTGCTTTTTCAAGCAAGTCTTGACTATCTTTTAGCAACCCAATGGCACGATTACAAGCATCACAAAGCAATCCTCGTACCTTTCCTGTGGCATGGCAATGGTCAATGTTTAATCTTGTTTTATGCTGATTCTTTGGTGGCTCACTATTACAAATAGCACAAACTCCATTTTGACTAAAAAGCATTTCTTCGTACTCTTTAAAACCTAAACCATAAGCCCGTTTCATATGTAATTCTAGGTCATATTCTTTTGTTTGACTGCGCCCATGTTTCCAATTTGGGCTGTCAATACCTTTTCTGCGAGATAAACATCCACAAGATTTAGAGCGACCACTAGCCATTTGATTATAGTAAATAGCTTTGCTTTCACCGCAATCACATTGGACAATGTAACGATAGCTACCATTGCCACTTTTTTGGTTCAGCATAGTAACAAGCGTAAGCATCCCAAAACGGTTGCCTGACTTGTCTGTGTGGAATCTTCCTTGTGGCATTTTTATCTCAGCGGGCATTCGCAAATTTTGTCGGGTTTTCGGCAAAGGCTGCGTAGATGTAAGTGCCGCTTGAGTTCACAAAGTTGTTTGTGTCTCGGAGCTTAAAGCCGTTTGAAAGAATATCCACAGCCGTGTACGTGGCTTCGGCAGCGGATGTGTTTGGCACCATGTATGGTCCGATGACGTTATATGTCCCACGCGAGGTGTCGAAGATGTACCAGCTCTCTACGTTAGTCCATTTAATCATCACAAACCTTGGTCTAAACCCAAGGTACACAAAAGGCCCATCAGCACTTCCATTGCCTGTGTAACTACCAAAGGCTGAATATCCTGCTACTGGGGCGAAGCAATAGGCGACTATTCCATTTCCGTTGCCATTGCCAAAACTACCAATAGTAAATACAGTGCTTGTTGGTGTTGTATTGTTCCACGCACTTGCAGATGCGGCAGATGCAATAGTTGCATCTAGCAACAAATAATTAGTATTGCCAATTGATTGGTGATAAGTAAGCCAAGACGAAACAACGCTTCTGTTTTTAATAATAATCATGCTTGGCACAACACCAAGCCCATGACCAACAGTAGATGGGTTTGTAGCATTACCCGTATAAGTCACCACACTAAACCCTGCCGTAGTGTTAGCCGACACTGACGAGGTTATTGAGCCAGCAGTGTTAGAGACAGCAGTGCCTCCTGCTTTCCATTGCCAGCCAATATAAGCATCGCCACTGGCATTGGTTTGCCGTGAGTCAACAGAACCCGCAACCAAAGAAAATCCGTTAGAGTTGAATGCAGAAACATTGCCATAAGGGGCTAAGTTTGCACTTCCTTCTGCGTCGGTTAAGTTAGAACTTAGTTTTGCGGCTGCTGTGGCTCCACGAACAGAATCTTGCAGCACATGGTTGTAGCCAACACTCCTGTCTTTAATCCAGACAAAGTCAGGCTGAAAACTTACACCGTTAACCGTGTTGACAATAGATGCGTTTGCCCCTGTGCCTGTGTAAGTAGTACACGCCATTGCCACTCGACCATCAGGAATTGCGTATGTTGTTGGCATAGTCTTATAGGTTGTAAGTGTTGAGGGCTACAAAGCCGCTTGGGGGTGTGTAGGCAAAAGGACGTTGGCCGAAGTTAAAGTTGGCGGTAATTCCACTTGACCCGCTACCATCAGCACAAAATGCAAACATATTGATAGTTGACCAAGTGGAGTAACTAATTGCCCCTTGGCTTGTGTTGTTTTTGTAAAAAGTTATTGTGTTGGCAACCAAATCACAGGCAACTCCAATTAAGTCGCCATCGGTGTAGGACGCACCGTAAGAGGTTTGAGAACCATTTACAACTTTATCTCCATTGTCGTAATACTCGACACCATTAGTTCTTGTGCTGTCATTAACTCCCATCCTACAAGACGCACCTGAAATTCCTGTGGCAGTAAATTCAAAATAGTATTTTCCAGATGTTAGAGCAATTGTTGACCACGCCCCGCCGCCACCCGACACTCCTGTTGCTACGGTCAAATTTCCATTTGAAATAATAGTTGGTGATGTGGCACTCAACGGGTTCATAACAGCATAGTTAGCCGCAGTCGCACTGGTCAGTGTAGGCACATCGGTCATGCTGTCGTAGGTTGAACCCGCAGTGACGCTGATGTTGTTAGTTGTCCAAGTGTTGCTGTTGCCACTGAAGTCGTTACCAAGGGTGGCTGCGCTTGCGTTGTTGGTGAACGGCAGGTAAAAGCCGTTTGTGCCGTATGAGCCGCCGTAGGTGATGGGTTGCCATACACCGTATGAGTTCACTGTTCCAAACGCTGTTGGGGCTAGGGCTTGTCCGTCAATGAAGTTAACTTCTGCCATGTAGCCGTCGAAGTAATACTGTAACCCTGCGCCTGATTGACCCACTGCAAAACGATGACCAACCGCAGAATTAAACAGTTGTGAATAGTTTTGTGCTGGATAAGTTGCAGCGCTAAATGATGTTACTTGAGTTCCGTTTACATACAGATTACAACGATTTGATGCTGTTGCTTGAGTTGTATCTATCGCAACACAAACATGATACCAAGCTGCTGTGTCACGATATACTGCTGTAGTTACTAAATAACCACTTCCAGCGCCATTCCAATGGATAGCAATGTTATCACCTTCAAAACCAATAGTATCGTATGAATTTGTTGTTTGTGAAGAAGCGGCAGAAAATAATTTAGGGTATCCAGAACTAATAATTCCACGCTTAATCCAACCAGACCAAGTAAATACTTTGTTGTTGGTAGGTGTTGTTAAAGTTTTTTCTAAATAAGCACTTGCACTAGACCGAAACCGTAGGCTGCGGGTAAGCAGCGTCAAGGGTGACAGGAAGCCGCTTGAGTTAAATGTGTGGATGACATTGCCACCAGCAATCGTTACTACTCCACCAGCCATGAGTTGTGTAGCACCAGCGTAAGAGATGATGACTACGCCTGAACCGCCTGAATTGCCTGTTCCGTTGCCAACACCACTTTGACCGCCACCACCACCGCCACCACCGCCAGTATTTGCTGTACCCGCAGTTGCTGTTGCGACTCCCGCTGAACCCGCGCCGCCTCCACCGTTTCCGCCAGCACCAGCAGTTCCCGATGTATTCCCACTGCCACCACCGCCGCCGCCAGCATAATATGCAGATGTTCCGCTTATTGAAGATGTAGAACCAATACCGCCAGCACCGCCAACCTGACCTGAACCATTTGAGCCTACTGCACCCGCGCCACCGCCGCCAGCCCCACCGCCATATTGGGTGCTTGAACTTGTACCGCCAGCATTACCTTGTCCTGATGTACCTGCGCCTCCAGTTTGGCTTGCTAATTGACCAGCACCGCCACCACCACCTGAACCTCCAGCAACGCCGCCAAGAGTACCGCCACCGCCTCCCCCTACTGCGGCTGTACCGTATGCGCTAAAACTTGAATTTGTGCCGTTAACCCCATTTGTGCCAGCCGTAGTACCCGCACCTCCAGAACCTACGTTTACGATGTAAGTTGAGTAAGGGTCAATGATTAGTGCAGAGCCTGACAACAAACCACCCGCTCCACCGCCACCGCCATCACCACCCGCACCACCACCACCGCCAGCAACCACAAGGTAGTTTGCAGACAAAGGAGTAACAGGGCCAAGAGTTCCCGATGTGGTGAATGTGTGAATGGTGTTGCCGCCTGATGACGAAACTACACCACCGCTGAATTGTTGTGCGCCAGCATAGGAAACAATAACAATGCCGCTGCCGCCGTTACCGCCAGTGCCAGTACCAGCACCACCACCGCCGCCGCCTGTGCTTGCAGTTCCTGATGTGGCAGTGTATGTAGCATATCTACCGCCAGCACCACCGCCGCCCAATCCACCTGCACCTCCGTTAATACCTTCGCCACCACCACCACCGCCGCCAGCATAGTAAGTCGCAGTTCCTGAAATAGATGATGAGACGCCGACACCGCCAATACCTGCGGCGCTAATTGTTGCGTTAGTTCCAACAGCGCCAGCACCACCGCCACCACCGCCTGAATATGGAGAGCCTGAACCAGGCCAATAACCACTTCCACCAGCAAAACCTTGTGCTGGAGAAGTCGATGGAGTATTACCTGCGCCGCCAGTACCATAATTCCAACCGCCGCCACCGCCCGAACCACCTGCTACACCAGCAAAAGTTCCCGAACGCCCACCACCGCCACCCGAAGATGTTGTAACACTAAAAACAGAATCACCGCCGCTTGCACCTGCAATAGCAGAATCGCTTACTCCTGCGCCACCTGCGCCTACGGTAACCGTGTATGACAATGTGGGATTAAGAGACGCTGTTGCAGTTCTATAACCACCTGCGCCGCCACCACCTGAATCATTATTAGTAGCCCCACCGCCGCCAGCAACAACTAGGTAACTAGCACTGACAGACGCTCCCCCAGTAGTCCACCCAAAGGCTGCTAAAGCGGCTGCACCAATTTTTGATAGACGGGGCATCTGCGTGTCCTTATGCGAACTTGGTTACAGAGGCCAGCACAGTGAATGTTGCTGCTCCCGTTTTGATAATCACATAGGTATAACTGTCAATTGAGCTTGCGTTGCCGCTTGTCGGGGCAGAACCACCCTGCCACTTAGGAGTGACAGTGGAGCCATCAACTTGGACAACAGAGTTGTAGTAGGCCGTAGCGCCCGTTGTCACCAAGAAGGTAGCAGACAAAGACTCGCCTGTAGACATAACCGTATTCAGTGATGTACCGCTAGAACCTCTGAAGTTGACGGTAAAGTTGCCCGTAGCACTGGTCGTGTAGTACAGGACTGACTGAGTTGTTGTGTCAAAGTTAATTGTTCCCGTTGCGGCAATTGCAGAGACAGTCGCCACTTCAAGCATGTTCGTTGCTTTATGGCTTGCATTTGACGAAGTACCATTAAAGGTCTGAAGTGCAGTAAAAGTGGTTGCTGTACCGGGGGCTACATAGTCAGTTCCTGCGGTTGCCGCAGTGAACGCTGAAGTGCCATTGCCCTTCAAAACCCCCGTCAAGGTGACTGCGCCAGAACCGCCGTTGGCAACCGGTAGGGTCCCTGTTACGTTTGTGGTTAGGTTAGTAAACGTCGTCGAAGTTGTACCCGTGCCACCATTGGCAATGGGAAGAGTCCCCGTTACGTTTGTAGTTAGGTTAGTAAACGTCGTCGAAGTTGTACCCGTACCGCCGTTAGCAATAGGAAGAGTTCCGGTCACGCCCGTCGTCAAAGGCAAGCCCGTCACATTGGTCATCACGCCAGAAGCGGGAGTGCCAAGCGCAGGCGTGGTCAGGACTGGGCTTGTTAAGGTCTTGTTCGTAAGAGTCTCAGTCCCCGCCAGGGTTGCCAAAGTTCCCGTTGTAGGCAATGTGACGTTTGTTGTCCCCGTCAGGGTTCGGGTGTAAGCAAAGTTGCCAGAACCCGTGACAGTCATTGCCGCATTGTTTGCAACCCCTGTACCACCGTTTGCCGCTCCCAGCGTGCCTGTCACGCCCGTCGACAAAGGAAGACCGGTCAAGTTTGTAGCTGTACCACTAGAAGGCGTACCTAGTGGCCCGCCACTATCCAGCATCCGGACCCACGCACTGCTGTGAGCAAAGTACATTGCCCCGTCTGCATGACTGTGAGCAATAGCACCGTGATAAGTTGAAGCAGACGGGAACGCCGCTTGATTGGCAAAGTAAAACGGGATAATACTGCCCGCATTTTCTGCCCCTAAAATAGCACTGCTGAAAGAGTTCAGAACATCTACGACGTTTGTGCCGTCGTTGTAAACCAATGTGGCCTTACCCGCCGCAACCGCCACACCTGTGCCGGTGGTGTTCTTAACTGTCTTTACACCTGTACCATTGTTTCTAACCAAATAGAACTTTTCAATCTGGCAACCAGAGCCCAGTATTAAATTACCTACGTAGCCGACACCCGCACCACTTTCCGTAATGTTCAAACGCAAATTTCTGGCTGATTGAGAGGCCTGGGTATCCGTTAAGGTAAGGGTTACATCTGCGGCAGACGAAAAAGCTACGGTAGCTGAACCCGTAATAGCCTCCCCCAAAACCGCATCACCCAAATTAGTATTGGTTAACGTGCCCCATGTGCCTGAATTTTCCCCTGTTCCAAGCAACTCTATTTTTAATGCTGAGTATGTTGATGCCATTTTTTGCCCCTACGTTAGGACTTGAACCCAAGTCACTGTATTTCCATCATTTACATTTTGCCAGTTTGGGGTCTGATTGTCATCAACCACGCTCCAAAAAAGCACATTTCCTATTTGTCCCTGCGCCGACACTCCCGTCACAAGCACATTCGTAACCAGGCTTACCGTCACAGTGCCCACGGCCCCTGTGGCTTGCAAACCAGTTACATTGATGCTAATCCCATTTGTAACTGAAACGGTCCCAAGCTGCCCCGTGGCAGACACTCCTGTGACACTAACATTTGCGTCTGCCCCAACTACGACTGCACCAAGAAAGGCAGTTGCCAACAACCCCGTCACTAGAACATTGATATCGCCCTGGCCTGTAACACTCCCGACCGCGCCCGTTCCCGTGGGAAGATCAGCAAGGCTCTCGCCCCAGGGATCGTCCCCCCAGCCTACGCCAGATGCATTCCAGCCTTGGAAGGCAACAACAACATCAGCCACACGTTCCCCTCATCAAGCAATGCGAATGATGGCACTGGTTGCGTCAGCAGTTGGAAAAACAATGGTGAACGTGCCGTTGGTAGATGTCTTTGCACCGCCAAAGTCCAAAACGCAAACCGTCGGATCGCCGGTAGCTGTGTCGTTGTAAATCAAGGCACCAAACGCCGTAATCGTCGCACTGGTAAACGACAAGTCAGCAAAGTCCGTGAACGCAGTGGTCCCCGTGGACGTGGGCGTGACATTGGTCAATGCGCCGCCACCCGCTACATACGAACCCGAAGCAGCCACCTCATTGGTGGCCGTGTAGACGGTCGTTGCGGCAGTGAACGATGCACTGTTGTCGTACAAAGCCAGCTTGAAGGTATTGCCAGTGCTGGTCGTGAAGTTATGCACGGCCCGCATCAGCTCCACTTTGAAGCTGGTACACATGAAGTTGCCTGAAAATGCCATTTTTAATCTCCTAACAAATAAACCAAGTCGGGGTGACCTGCCTCGCGCAAGCGCAGGGCAATAGTTGCTCGGTCCTGTTCAACCGCCTCTTTCAGATAAAACGCCACAACTTGCTTGACGCTTTCTTTAAAAGCTCTTGCCTGAGCCTGCACCGCTGGGTGCGACTGATCACCCACATAGATGATCTTGTCGGCAGCGCGCGCGGCCAACTCTTCTGGCGTCCAGCCGCGCTTTTGCGTGGTGTGAACAAAGACGTTGCCCGCACTGATGGGAAGTGATGGGGTAATCATGGTCCTGGTGAATCCGATTTAAGTGGAACACGGAGCATACCGTCACGGTACTCGTCACGACGGCGACGACCTTGCTGCTCAGTGCCCAGACCCTGAATGGCTTCCTTATACGCGTTGCGGAAGTACTGCATCATGTCGGTGGGCCCTTTGGTGTAGCTGTAGGCCTGGATCAAACAGCCGTACAGCAGGGACTCAGGGGCATTTACGCTGATCCAGGTCGTAGGATTGGCAGCAGACAACTGTGTTGGACGATAAATGTATCCCAGCTCTACGCTGTAGCTCTGGTTTGGCGTAGGCGCAATGTAAAACGTGTTTTGATCCCAAACAGCGTAATACTTGGGCGTGCCTTGCGTGGTGCCGTTAGCCCAGTACTCTTTCATAAAAGACGTGTCGCGGAAATCTAAAAAGACTTGATCGCCACTGGTCGGCGTTAAAATCAGGTAACGATGCGTTAACAAGTCAGTAGGCGCAGTCAAAAACCTGTTGCCCTGGGTCATGTTGCCATTGACCTCTAGCTTAAACACATCCAGGTCAATCTCGCGAAGAATCTGGTTCTCCGCCATAGTGATAAAAGTGTCTATTACCGCGCTGGTAAACACATTACTGCCCACCTCGGTGTAATTTCGAATGTTGGTGACAAGCTCGGTGTATGTCATGTAATGCTCACAGTCACTGATCCAACAACGCCCTGCGCGATGAGCGCTTGGTCCTGGACATACGGTTGCATGTTAGTACCCCCCTGCACGCTGCCATAGCTTTGGAAAGCGGTAAAGCCTGGAGCGCCAACAAAGACGGACACGGGCTCAATGCGGTCGGGACGCGGATCGCGTAGAGCGATTGCATCACCCCGGAAGCGAAGCGGCTCAAGCTGTGGCTCTTTAGGCTCGTAATCTTCTGGGCACACCATAAACCCACGCCAATTTTTGCGCAGGGTGTTGTACCTGTACCGCTGTCCGCAGTAGTCGCACAGCCCGTATGAGTAGATGCCTGTTGCAAAGGCCATGTCATACCCCCAGGTCCGGTACAAACTGCACGCTGGCAGTGTCGCGGTCCTCTAAAGCGGCACGCTGGAAGTCTTCTTCGTAGATTGCCTTGAGCGCCGCA